CATGTAGATATGATGAATAAAGTTCAAATTGATAAATATGCTGCAGGACTACATTCAAAAAACAGCAATGCTGTCAATAGATATACCAGTTTAAGCATTAAAGATCGTTTTGTTTTAATGTGTGCAGCTTTTGAATGTGCGGAATATAAAGTAGATGAACAACTAAATATCATTTAATATCAAAAAGGCAGCTTATCCGGCTGCCTTCTCTTATTTCAATTCAACAGGTTCATCCTCCCATGTTAGTTCTCGTCCGAGAATTTTCTTTATTGTGCCTTTGGGGAGTTCGATGCATACATCATTATGCGGATCATAGTCCCAACATTCTTCGTCTCTGTAGGGTTCTTCATCTCCACCTCTTCCGCAATAGACCTCGCATTCAATAATACGTTCGGTCCCGTCTTTGTCAACACATAAATAAGTCATATTATTCTCCTTTCTCTATCTTTTCTCTAAATGTTCTCAACTGGTCTACAGTCGGATAAAACGTAGGGTTCTCCCAGTTCCTCGAAATCACTGCTATCATCGAATCAAGGTATTTTCCGCAATCGAGAATCTTTGCGCATTTGTTCAGCTGAAATTCCCCGGTCGGGTATCTCTTATTATTGAGCGTTTCTTTAGCCCAGGTTAGTAACTCATTTATTGAGTCGTAGTCGTATTTCTTTTCTTCTGCCATATAATATTAGTTTTCGGCAAAGGTATAAAAAATCCCCAGCTACATAGCCAGGGACAAACACAAAGATACAACCTTCGCTATCACAGCGACAGGTACAAGCCAATCCAAAACCTTTTCTAAGCGTTCCACAACATAACCATGAGCAGACGGCAGAAATCGTGATGATACCTGTCGTCCGCTTGCTCTAGCAATATGTCGAGGTTAGTCCTCATAGTGTATTGCGGTCATTACCTCCCAAATCTTGCCAGATGGTGCATCCTCATCTGCAAAGTAGAACCGGTAAGCAGCTTTTAGGAGCGTTGCTTCGTCCAAAACTACGCACGTATCGGCATAAAACGAGTTGAAAGCAACGTATTTGTCCCATGGCGTCGTTCCGGACGGGAACGGCATGGATTTAGTTGCCTCCATGATCTGCTCTATACTCCAATGTGCTCCGGTTTTCTTTTCACCGGATGCGCTGGTGTATCTGATCTTCTCTACGTCAACCTCCGCGAAATGTTTATCATAGTGGGGACCGTAAAGGGCTTCATGTTGCTCCCTCATGAAAGCCATGTATAGTTCCGGATGTTCTTCCTTCACTACACAGAGAATTTCATCCACGCTCTCAACGCTTTTCCACATAGCCTTATCGGAGGTTACGCCGTCCGCCTTGGCTTTCTTCATCATATCTATATACTTCATAAATCTATTTTTTAGAATTAATGTTCTTTTCCTTCTTTACGGACTTTCCCGGTGATAACCTTAGCACCGGTACGGGTTCGTTAAGCGGGAAAGGTGGCGGAAATAGTCAGTGGAGTAGCAAGGCTTACGCCATAGGCACGATTGCAACATTTTACATTTTCCGATGTCACCTGTGTAACAAGCGGAGTCAAAGAGATAGTAGGGACAGCACCGGCAGCACCAATGAATGCAACCTTGAACTGTTCAACCCATTGTTTGGTAACAGAACGGCAAGAACCTTTCGGAGTGTAGGCTACAAGAACGGCAGCGTTTATTGTCACGATAGTTTGAGTATTTACCGTCTGTTGCTCTGCAACGGTAAAATTAACAATGCCGGTAGGCTGTACACCATTGTCAGCGCAAAACGCCTGGCATAAGTTTTCCACTACGTTAGTCAGATATTGCTGGCTGGTAGCAGCGATTGCAATTGGAGTTAATTGAATCATAATAATAAAGATTTATATGTTATTTTTCGTCCGCATCTTCACCTTGCGGAGTAGGTTCTTCTGTCAACACGCTATAAGATGAAGTTGCCTCTTTAATAGGCAGATTGTATTTGAGAAGGGTTTTCAACTCTTCCAAGTCCTCCGGCTCAAATTCAACCTTTCCTTCAAACAGGGATAAACCTCCGTTTTTTATAGCATCATCCACCACGTTATGGGCAAGTTGCGGGATGGAGTCATCCGGGATACCGCTTATATATTTGGCGAGAAAAGGTTCTACGAGAGAGGACGAAACACCATCAAGAACAGGAGATATCTCCTTTGCCATGCTCCACATCGGGCTTACCCATCCGGTAGATTTTATCTTCGATTCGATGCTGGAAAGAAAAGGCAACCGGCTCAAATTATTACCTAGCAACTCCTGGATAGCGGGCTGCGCCCATTTATTGAGCACAGCCGCCAGTTTTTGTGCGTTGGAATACATAACGCTTACCCGTTACAGCAACATCCGGTATCACACACCTTTCTTTGAGGAACAACAAGCTCACTCAACGCAGCCAGTTCTGCAATCTGTTGTTTCATACAGCTAATCGTAGCGGTATTTACACCATTGTAAACTGCCTGATTCATGTTGATTCCATTTTGCTCATCCTTGTTTCTGTTGATGATAGTTAGAAGACGATCATAAACATCAGCAAGTTTCTGATCCGTGTAGGTGTTAGACTTAAGCAACGCAATTTCGGAATCTTTCGCTGCGAGCTTATCCATCATACCGGCTTCATAGCGGCTGACAGGTCTGTCTTCCGAAGTAATTACTTCTACCGGGCCTGCATAACCTGCATTACGTCCGTTTCCGCAACCACCAAAGAGACTTCCTGCATTAAGTCCAAGGAAAGAAGCAATACCAGCAGAAGCACCCACTGTATTATAATTACCTTGTCCCTGTCCGGTGACGCTGTATTCCTCACCACTCATTCCTTTAATTTTCATAACTTATAAGTATTTATACACGGTCAACGTTAACCGTGTAACAAAGGACAGGAAAAGTGCGTTGCTCCTAAACTATTCCGTTGCTACCTCATTGCTAATATGTTGCAAGTTCGTTGCTACACTCCACTTTTTTATCTTGTATTGGAAATTGTTCCGGATCTTGTTTACGGACTGACGGGTTAATTTAGTGACGGAGGATATTTGTGTGTCGGTGAGCTTCTGGGAAAGCAAATGGATAAGGATATATCTAGCGTCCACCGCTTCTTCGGAGTTGCTATGGATCATATCAATCTCCTCTACTCCCGTCTCTTTTGATACGGCTACGACCACTTCTTTATATAAATCTATATTTTTCATGCTGTTAAACATATATAGTTGACAAAACAAAACATCGCAAAATCTGTTGATAAAGCTACGAAAGCCCCTTAACAGTCCCTGCGATGTTAGCCCGTCGATAATTTGGTCGTTGGAAACGGGTTGGGGCTTTCTTTTCCCGCCCCTGGGGTATTTGTTAACGATTACCGGCCTTCTACTTTACCGGTCCCGATTAATTTCTGATTATCTCATAATTTACCCTCCTTTCATTGAACTTTTTTCATTATTATTTGTTACTTTCAGATTAAACTTTTCATACCGGGGAGGTCTGTGAAGATATTAGCCGGTTGTATTACCACATGAACAAGTTACAACTAACTCCAGCTCCAACATACCAACCATTTGGATAACTGTATCCTGCCTGTAAACCTAATCCCCAACGTTTCTTCTTATGAATAGGCGGAATGGTAACAATCTTATTGTCTCTGTATATTTCCATAGAATCAAGGCTGGGTTTATATCCACTGACTACTGCCCGGTAATCATCGGTTTTGTACTCTTTGCTGGTGATAGGTATAATTACCGGGATCGAATCACCTTCTACGGTTCTATCGGTGGCAGTATCTATCAGGATCGGTAAATATACCGTATCAGTACGTTTTAGAGTTTCCCTTACCGGTTTGGGTATTGTGTCTCTTATTGTGTCCCGTATACGTACAGTATCTCCCTTCACATATACGGGTTGCAGATCGTGCGGATTACACTGCATCCACACGATCACGCCAAACAACAGGCAAACTAGTATCCAGGGGAGGGCTTTCATAAAACACTATCACTTGAAGACCACTCGGAACTTGCTAACAAGGCATTCAGTTCTTCGCCTTCGTAGACTGGATAAGGGTATACAGGTTCTTGCGGAGTCTCTTCTTCGTCCAGCAATTCCAGTGTTGCAGGTTGGGGAAACAACATCTCATAATGGTTAAGTTTCATAATAACCTGCGTACCGTCAACACTCTTTCTCGGAACAAGGTGCAGTTCGTCGAGTACCTCCTGCGGTATCTCGTTCAAATTCGCTGTGGGGAATGTAATGTATTTCATAATTGCTTTACTCTTAATTATTCATTTGATATTTACATATATCTTTTATTACACTTATAATGATTTATCAAGTTTATTAGGAATGCGGTGAGTTTTATAGCATTTCACTCGCTGCCTTTGCCAATCGCATGATAAGGTTGTATTCAAACTGCATTTGTTCCTTGAGAGTTTGTGCCGTTTTTTCATCATAACTTAAAGGTGATTCCGGTGCAAAAAAATTATATGGGTTTGCACAGCACTCAATTAGAGTACATATACAATCTTCATCATATTGTGAAATCCAATCGTATTGAACACCAAAATAAACTTCATTTGGCATTTCCTCTACATACGTCGCACTACTTATACAAGCATCAGCACTTTGAGGATATATGTCATTGCCTAATATGAGGTTGTTTGTTGTTGTCCTTGCTACAAGTGTTATGACATCAAGTGCGTTGTTTTTACAGCCCGTTTCAATTGTACAAGTATCACCATATTCAGTAACTCCTCCTGTGTGAATGTCTATTGAAACATTTGGCTTTATCTTGTTGTAAAAATACATAAATACTTGTGTCTCATATTCACTACCAGCAGAGTTTCCACCCCAATCACCAGTTGCGTACATCGTGCTATCACCATTAGGCTCATTACGATTATCTCTCCAATACATTGAAGGATAATTACGATTGAGGTTTACATTGTTATAGTTAGTTCTTCCCGCAAATGGATGATCCTCCGAACTATTATTATTAAAGCCCCACGGGTTGTGACAAGGAATGACATAGAACTCCACAAGTGTTCGTAGGATTTCTGCATTCTTGTCGTTTCTCCAATTTTCGCAGATGTACTTCATCAAATTGTAGAACGCCCACATACCTACCCTTTCTCCAGAATGCTCACCGAGAGTTATTAGTATCTTTACCTTGTTGGCATTATCACTAACCCTAATTCTCTTTGGTTTGAATGCGTAGCAATAATAGTTAATCTCATTTAGATAATCAGGCTTTGATATACCTAATGCTGAATCCGCCTCACTACTACTCCAACGAGTTATATAGTTTGGATACAATGACATTAACTCGTCCCATTTTGAATAGAAATCATTGACATCTAGGCTTTCATAGAATTGTTGATTATGTTCTCCAAAAACTTTAGTAATATCATAATCAAAGTTCAAAAAGTACGAGTAATTGTTTCTTTGTTTTTTAATGTCGTCAATTTGATTTGTTATGCTTTTGTTTTGAATAAATATTGAATGCTCAAATGCTTTTTTATACGACACCAAGACAAAGCAATCTTCATCAGCAGTATATGAGTATTCCTTTTCAGCATCAACGCCTTTGTACTCTACACCAAGATTTTGTAGTTGGTCTCCTACTTGTGGCTCTTTATTCGAGCCTTTTGCGAGAGCATAAAATCCACTACCACAATTAGAAAAAACATTTATGGTTTTTCCTTTTTTTAGTTCAATAGGATTGGTGACTTTCATACTTCCCGCCGCTTGAATAGCAAGCGCAGTGTTGATAGCCATATCATATTCATCGGTCGGAGTGTACTCGCTTTCACCACCAACTAACCCACTTAATTGTCGTTCTACTTCCTCAAAGTTCCCATCAATCGCAGTAGCTAAAGTACCCCACGATTGTTCACTGTCTTTTGCTATATCAAATATCTTTTCCATAATATCATTCGTTTTTAATTAATGTTTCATTTGAAATTAAAGTTGAGTTGCTTAACATTGTCAAGTAACTAGAGATAATCATGTTTATCTTTTGAGGGGATTTGACTATCTTTCCCGTAATCTCGTAAACGCCATTATCACCAGATATGGATATGTCGCTGATAGCATTGCACGACAGCTCCATTAGCTTATCAGAGGTATTTGGCAACGTTACAGTGATGGTAACCATGCTATCTACAGAGATATATTCTCCGGGATTAACAGAATAGGAAATTGAAGAATAAGGTAGATTACTCTTCACTATCGGTCTGAACTCCACCATATCCGGATACAGCGTACCCAGCTTGTGCTTCTTCAACTGACGCTCGATCAAGAACTCGGACATACTATAAGGGAAGGACATGAGAGAGTAGATAGCTCCGTTGAAGAAACGATGATCATTATCTCGAATCGTGCCTAACCACATATCAGTGCCATCTTCTGCTGCACCTGCTGTTATAGATTGCCCGCAATAAGAGTATTTAGATAAATAAGATATACTTCTAGTAGAAATAAAATTTAGACCAGAAGTACCTTGACCAAAACTATAAACACTATTTCCGGCAGTTTCCACAAATGCTCCCGGATTATTCTTTGACGATATAGCTCCAGTATTAGCAAATATTTCTCTATCGGTTACTACCGTATAATCCTTGTAAATCGGCATTCCTGTCACCTTACCGTAGTCATCTACTCCGTCAAAGCAGAGAGCACCTGCGTGGGAGGGGATTTGGGTGATGGTAACACCTTCACTATTAAGACGGTCAGAAGTAACAAAAATAGATTCATTAGCAGATGGTAGTTCATTAATTCCCTCAACTAATGAGATTCTATTAATTCCTGTACCATCATCATATTGAAAATAAACAACTATTGATTTATTGGGAGTATGTATCTCAACATTATATATAGGTGTTGAGATAGTTGTTATTAATATAGAGCTAGTAGTTAAAATTCCCGTTACCTCAATCTTAGATGAACTAGCATTGACTCCATCAGTAAAGTGTGATTTAGTCCAACTAGTAAAATCAACTTCATACTTTCCAACACCGCTATTCCCCTTCTTAGCAAAGTTAAACAGCGACATGTTGAAGCCATTCTTCGAGAAGTCTTTCAGATACCAATCAGCAGCCGGAGTTTCGTTAGTCAACCCCTGTTTCTGCACATCGTACCACGCCGTAGGCTCAACACATCTATCCAAGTTGAAATAAGCTATAACTTGATTGATTTGATCGGTTGTCAGTACTTTGTTGGCTATTACTGTCCAGTACCAAGCGACTTGGCTAGTTTCAGAGATTACACCAGAATCGGAAATAAAGCCCTGTACGCTGAACTTCATATTGTCTACTTGCGCAGAACCTCCACCACCATTGGTATAATTGTTCTTATCTCCTAATATATTGTTTATAAGAGTTGTACTTGTCCCAGAAACATCGTCTTTGCTCCATCCGTATATTCCGGTTGTTCCACTTGCATAGACGCCATTCCTTCCGGATACAGCCGTAGAATTTCTAATGTTGTTAAATGAAGCATCAGAAGGAACATCTATGTGATGAATCATGGAAATAACAGTACAAGCCTTTGTTATTCCCATCTCCTGAACCGTCTTGGTGGAAGTAATCAGGTCGTCAACTCCGTCCGTGACGAAGGCGCCATAATAGGGACTATCTTTATCTGCGTAGCCGCTTCCTTCGGTGTAAGATGCGTTGCTTATGATAAACGGGTTGTCAGGGTCTACCAAGTTCTTGACAATAGCTCTGTCCGGATCGTCGTTGCTCTTGCCGTAGCAGATGCAGACGGCTTTCAAGGAGGCAAGTACTTCCGGGTCGATGTACGGACGGGCGGACGAACTACGAGAAGGCTTACCGATCCGGTTTAATCCGATCCGGTTAAGCCCTATTGTATTTAATGACAACTTGTTAAGCATCATTCTGCCTCCGTTAGAATACCACTTGTTACTTCGCTACCACTTTCAATACGGATTGTCTTTGGGTATACCAGAGCGTCAAAATCATAATCAAAGATCAATCCGGTATTGTACGGAACCGTATTCGGAACAGGAACCGTATCAAATCCTCTTTCGGTAGCTGTCCGGTCGTCGATAGCTTCTGTATACTCACCGTTCTTTTGATAAAAGATAAGCCCTCCGCCTTCTACACGTTCCAGATGGATATTGAAGTTTGAATTTACAACCGTTTCCGCCACATATTTCTGGGTATTCTCGTTCTTTACAAAGTTTAAATCTGCCATGATTGTTCCTCCTATAATTATAATTTTAAAACCTGTTTTTTCACGTTACAGCTATCATAGCTAACGTGAACCCATGAGAAATTCTTCTCATCTATCAGCTGCGTAAAAGGAAGTCCAAGTTCCTGTACGAGATTGAATAGCCTTTTGTTTTCCGCTTTTGTATTCGGAGTGCCAACTATATCGGCCGCCATTCCTTTCATGTGCTCGCTGGTCTTGCTTCCTCCTACAGCCTTATTTAATGCCTCGCAACGATATCCACTTGTTACAGTGATAGGTTTGCCATAGGCTTCCCGAAGAGGGTCAAGAACATTGTCTATTAAGCCATTTACATTACATATCAATGCTTTTGGCAGACGGTTATCTATACAACGCCTGTCTGCCGTTTCACTCTTTACCATTTCGGCTATTGTGAAATACTTTCCCATATATCTTTCCTCCTATAATATCAATGTTAATACTCCCAACGCCAGACCGGCACAATCACAGATGATGTCCTTAATTGAAAACTCTGTTTTCTTACAGTATTTGTCGTATACCTCCTTCAGGATGAAGATCACGACGGTTATAATGATTGCTGACCATAACGGCATCAACTTAAATAGCCACATTACAAGGTTCTGGCACACTATAATGTGAGCCATGCCGTCTATGCCGATCTTGGAAAGAAGCTTGCTGGCTAATGAGCTGATTTTATTTATCATATTCATTTTCTATTTTATAATTTATTACTTTTGCAAAAAATGATACACTTATGGATATTTCAGAACTAATAAAAAGCTATAACGCTGAACAAAAGAATGTATTTACTGGATTCTGCATACAACTGCCACTATGCTTTTCTATTTTGTATTTATACATACCAGAGTTTAAAACTCTTGATATATATCTACAAATCATATTTACGGCAACTTCGTCTATATTATCCATTTACTTTTCTTTTATATGGTTATGTTTATGTTCTTCTATATCAAAAAGAAGATACAAACTAGAAGTTTTCATACTTATTCTTCCCATATTAGTGACATCGTCTAAATTACTCATATCTCCTTCAGATTACATCCTTGGATATGAACATGCTTTAACCACGTTTCTTCAAGCTTCTGCGATTCTTTACACTCCTTTTGCTATTTTTGGGCTTATTCTCCGCAAATGCATAGAGTATGATAAAAAGCAAAAAGGGAAAAACATAAATAATAGTGTATAAATTCATATTTACTTCTCCTTTTCTATAATCTCTTTCACATCTTCCTTGTCAACCTTAAACACCTTCTTGCCAAATACGCCCAAAGCCCCGATAAGATTGATATTAATTCCCTTTGGCTTCAGTATATTACCGACTATCGAGCATCCCTCTATAAAGCATACCAATAGGCAGGAATACACATCAATAGGATATTCGTTATGACTTGCCACGCTAATCATGCAAACCATGCAGACGAAGGCGAAGTAGGTGACCATCTTTCCCATAGTAGCACGGATCGCACGTGAGAATCTGACCTTTTCGCCCATTAGCATACTTTTCCTGACTCCGAATAGAAGGTCACAGAGGATTACCGCACATGTGACGATAAGCCACGGGATCATATTTTGCAATGATTCGGCAACAAATGCTGTGGCTATTGCGGCAAATCCTCCGGTTGTGGTATGTACTATTGCTTCTTTCATAGCTTTTAAATTTAAGAATAGAAGTAAACGATGAAATCAGGCATCAGTGGATACATGCTTTCAATGGGAATACTAATATCCGTATATCGGTCAGTGATAGTAAGCCAATTATTTCGATAGGTATCCCGGATACTTTTTTGCATTTCTGTTTCTTGAACATCCCCACGTAGTACCGCTTTATCATACAGGTCTACCGCTTCTAATTGGCGTTTTCGATCGAACCGGGCTTTAGACAGTTCCGATTCCAAGGTTATTACACCATCGGCTACAAGCTGCTCACGTGTTTTCTTTACGATAGCACCATCCGAAATAGTTTCATTTGCGGGAAGGGATATTATTCCCCTTTCATACAGTTCTATTCGTGTGGCTTCACGTACATACTCCTTATCTCCGTCTTGTACGTAGGTGATATAATGCGGAAGGTCTTCTCCAACAAACTCTATCGCCTTACCCTCAAAATATGCCGGATAATCCTTTATTGGATGATCTTTGACTGCAAAAACAAGAGCTATACCTTTCTTTGCGTTTTCCCTGTCTAAATAAATATACTTTTCCATATTTTTTTTATTTTAAATATTACGATTTTCTTTCCCAGATATGGACCTTGATATATGGAGGAAGGATGCTGAATTCCTGTCCTTCTCCAGTTTCAGCAAGGGTCCCGCTTAATCCGTGAGAATGGGTTCCGTTTTCAGACGTGGTTGGATTTGTATAGCTGGTATAAGGAGCAGCGCTACCAGTACTTTCACCTCCTGCTGCACCTGATCGCCCCCAGCCATTTCCAGATGCTGCCGAATCCATACCGTAATTACCGCCATTATGCCCAAACAGGTAGTCTGGATTACCATTGTCATTTCTATCCGACATCTTAACACTATGCGAGTGTGTCGACTGTGTATGGCTATGGCTGTCTACCTGATGACGGTGATTGCCCGCTGTATGGGTGTGAGAACCGGATTCATCTGTTCGGGCTGTAAGTGAGTGAGTATGGGAAGGCATATTTTCAACACTTAACACAACCGAAGGACTTCCACCGGTTGTACCGCTTTCCTCCTGTCCGGAGGTACCGTAAAGGAAACGGCCCTCCAACTTCTCCCAAGTTGTGCCCGGATAACGGACGGCAGGGTTTTCAGTAAACTTAGTTATAAATATTCCGCCCACGGGAACAGGAGGAGCTAATTCTGCCATAATTTTCCCCTGATCTTGCCAATCTCCATCATAATAAGCATAATAACTATAAGGTCTTTCTCCTATAGCGTATAAACCATCCTCTGTAGGACCATTAGGGTATGCTAACCTTAACTCTTCTAAGCTATCATAATGCCCTAATATCTTCATGGATTTATTCGCAAATGTTTTAACCATATCAACCATCAGACCGCCAACACGCAACGCCGTATTCGCTCCGTCCTCTTTTTCATCTCTGATTTGCTTTGCCCTATCTAATAATCCTTCTGCTTCCATATCATTCTCCAATTATTCGATAAACCGTTCTATTTGCCTTCAATTTCCCTCCACCATTATATAGAGGGAAGTCATTTTTGCAATCATTCAAATACTGTACACACTCTTTTAAATACCTGTCCGCAATACTGAATGTATCATTGTAAGCCATAACTTTCTCTTTTATGTCCGGACGGGATGAATATTCAGATTCTTTATTTACAAATCCAAAACGAGTAACATTGCCATCTCCATTTTTTACGATACGGGCATAAGTATAATAAGCAAGTGCTGTTTTAAGACCAACAAAGGACCGTCTGATGCCGCACTCGCTATCATATTCCCCACCATTAAGAAGAATATTATATTTTTCAGGATGTTCCTTTACTTCAAGAAATAATGCATCTCCTAATGCACTCTTGATGTCAATATTTTCAGATTCACGAATATATGTCTCAATTTTAGAATCATCCAAATGAATAGACATATCACGGGAAAGTTTAGATACCTCCTCTGCTGTTATTAGATACTGCTGCATTTCTCACATATTTAAGAGGTTCAACACTGTAATCATTTGAAGGATTAGCCACTTCATACCAACCGTCAAAAATCTTTTGAAAAGCCCGCTCAATCATGCGTTGTTGTTTTGAAACGATGGAGTTGTATACTTCAAAAACTTCTCCTATTATGTTACCGGAGAATCCCGTCTTACCAATACGGATAGTGTACCATTGCGTTTGTCCAAATGCAGAATATATTCTCTCCGTCACGCTTGACTCCGTTACTGTAAATTCTTTATCGTAGTTCTTCGAAGAAAGATCTACGAATTCAGGCTTTTCTTCGTCGTTGTTCAAGATTACTTCAAGCAACTTTCCAGCATTAGTATCACCTTGAAGCTGGTATATTATATCAGAGAACCCAGAATCTTCATTTCCGGTGTCTACTACATTACCATTTTCATCGATGTTGGTAGATGAGGAACCTTTCTTTGTTACAATCATTCC